CATTCCACTTGTATCTGTTTCCACCTAAACAAGCATATAAATTTAATATTTTCATTGTTTTTGTTTTAATACGTTATTACCACCAATTGTAAATCCTAAACCACTATTGTAATCAAATCTTAGTGGTTCACCTAACATTGTTGGTTTACCGCCTGTTTCTTTATCTTTTATTTTATATACGTGAACTTCTGTCATCATCCAAAGTTTATCGTGTGAAATTAACCTATGTAAACAAATAAAATTATCTACTCTATTTGGAAACACTTGTCCACCTTCACAATCTGCTTTTCTTGGTGGTTGTATATGGCCGTTCAATTGATGGTCAGGTGGATATACACGCCTTGCAGCTTCTGTTTGTGGATGCATTGCAATAAACATTGTTTTGCCTGTTTTATTACAAAACTCTCTAACATCATTACAAACTTGATAGTTTCTTTCGAATTGTGATATTCTTCTATCGTGGTTAATACCTGTGTATGGGTCAATAAAACAACCATCACAATCTTCTGCTTCAAATATCTTTAATAGTTCTTTATGATTGTAAAGTTTTCTATTATCGATAAATTTAAAATATTTACTTATTTCATCGTGGTAAAATAAATACTCATTTAAATCTTTAATTGTTTCACCTGTCCACATTTGTATAATATCACGCTTTAACTGTCCAGCATTATTTTCACCTGACCAGATACACCACTTCTTACCGTGTATTTTACTTAGTGCAGTTAAGTACCATAATATAAAATTAGTTTTACCAACATTATCTAAACCTAAAAACATATTGAAGTTGCCATTCTTGTAAACAAAGTAATCATCTAATAAACAACCAATACCTATACCTTTTTTAATTCTACCTTCTTTAAATGCTTTTAAATATGGTACTGTGGCTTTATCTTCTAATATCATTGGTCAAGAAGTTTTTGCACTTCATCATTTACTTTAAGTAAATTATCATTTGCATATTTATCTTTTCTTATCTTATCTTTTCTTAATGCTTTAGCCCTGCTTAAGCCACCCTTCTTTCCGTTGCTAACATTTCGCTTGTGTTCTACTAAACGTTGCTTATACTGTTCATCTAACCATTTAATATTAATAGTTTCATTTTCTATCTTAAATAACTCAGCATCTACTAATGTACTCCATTGTTTAGGTATTAATGTTTCTATTTGTTTTCTTGTAACATTACATTCTTTGCTCCAGTAGTAGCAGCAAACTTTCATAAATGCACCTTGAACATCTAAGTCCATAAATGATATACTGCCTGTAATCCATTGATTTGGATAAAATTTAAAGTATGGTAATTCTTTCATAATTTGATTAAAAATTGTGTTTATAGTTTGTTCTTTCGCATTGCAATTTGTAATATTCAAAAGCTCTCATACCAGTAATATGTGAATCAGTTGGTACAAAATATTTCCAACCTTTGCTTTTTCCGCGATTAATATAATAAAAAAAATAAGCAGCTAACTTTCCTGTGTTCTTTTCCATTATAACAGTTGCTGTATGGTCAGAGGTTGGTATTGCCTCTTTTACTTTAAAATCTTCATTATTATAATTACCATCTCTATCTTTTTTTGAATATAATTCTGCTATATAATTAGCTTTATCATTTAATTCTTTTGCGATTTCTTTATTCATAATATGCTTTGTGTTTTGATTCGTATTTGTAATAAGCTAATAACTCATTTTCATTAAGTGATTCTTCTGTATATAGTTTATCAAAAGCGAAGGATACTTTTTTTATATCCTTCACTTCTTCTTTTGGTTGTATATAATCAATATACTTAAAATCTTTCTTTTGGATTTTAAATGCCTGTACCAATGAAATATAAGTTATTTTATACTTTTTTGCTATCTCTGGCATCGTTTGTCCGTTCATCAACATATTTTGTATATCCAACGAACTCAAACCCAATGCGGTTAAGATTTTTGATTGTTTCATAATACTTAAAAGGGTAAATCGTTTGAAGTATTACTTGCTTCAGCTTTAGGTGCTTCTGCATCTGGCTTCCAAGTATCTACACTAATACTTACATCTTTACCATATTGGTCAGCTTCATCTTTTAAATTAATATTTAGTTTGATGAATTTGTTACCATTATACTCCTGTATGTATTCTGATATTTTAGAAGGATTAATAGTTACTTTTAACCATTTAGGATTCATAACTTTACCACTACCACAATATATTGTTTCTTCTTTTTTACTCATTGTTATTTGTTTTATTTGTTTTTATTTAATTTATCTAATTGCCATTCGCATATTTCTTCAAGGTCTGCACCGTTTTCATCTTGTAAAATATCTGCATACATTCCGTTTACATACCATTCATTTACTATATTCCAAACATCAATATTGCTTAGATTTTTTTCTTTTATAATACTCATTTTTTCTTGTTGTTTATAATCTGGCATCCATTGCCATTCTTTTTTTATCATTAAAATTTAATTGTTATTCCTACAGCTACAAAAAAACCTCCTGTAGCTATTGCAAATGTATTAGGATTTAAATCTAACTTTTGCTTATGCCATAACATATTAGTTGCACCAGCAGTTATTAAAGATAAACCACCTATTATTGCTAACTTCTTCATAATATTTCTTCTGTTTCTGTTTTTACTTCTACAATATCACTTGAGTAACCCTGAGGCTCTCCATTCCATTCTTTAAATTTATCTGTATAATAATCATAATCCATCCAACCTTTAAATAATAAACTTTCATCTAATTTATATATCTGTACATTAAATGGTGTTGTAGTTTCTATTGCTACAATGTAAGCATCTGTATCTTTATCGTATTGGTCTTGATACATTGCTAACTGCATTTTATAATCATTATAGTATAAATCACGTTCAAAGCGTTTACCAGCATCGTTAGTAGTTTTTATATCTACAATACACTTTCTACCGTTAAACGTTGTTAGAAGGTCTGCAAAGCCTTTAAAATTAACATCTTTATGTTGCCATTCTAATTTAATTTCAGTATCTACTTTATTTTGCATCATTTCAGTTAATACTGGATGTAACATAGCATTGTTAATTATTTTGTTTGCATCATCTAATTCTTGTTGCTTAATTAGTGTTTTGCCTTCGTTCTGTTCTTTGAACTCAATCCATTGTTTACCAGCTCGCCTTGCACCTTCAAAAATTGCAAACTCTTTTGTAAATGTATCTGGTTCTAATAACATCTTATGTATTATAGTTCCAAACTGCATTGCATCAGTAGTTTTTAATTCTTTGTTCCAGTAAGCCAATAAATGGTTAGGAGATTTCTTAAACTGGCATAAAGCCGAGTAACTCAAGTGATTCTTTTTCATAATATATAGTTTTATTTATTTTAGGTATGTATTAATTGCCATAGCTAAAACGATTCCGAAAAATACGCTTGTCATAATAAGCGTTGATAATTCTGTAATATTTGTTTCTATCATTGTTTCTTAAAGTTATCAGCTTCAGAATCTGAGTATATTGAATACTGATAAGCATCTATTAATTTTAAAACGAGCCTGTCTTTAAGCCTCTTTTCGGCCATTGCAAAAGGATATGGAGCTTTACAGTTTTTAGGTGATGCTTCACCAGTACTCCAAATAATCTTATTACCACGTTTTGCATCTCCTACTATTGCAACATCTTGGTTGCTATCTCTGTATATTGTAGGTGCGCCGAATTGTATGTTTTCTTTTGCTGCTATCTTTTCGCAAGCATCGTGTGTTATAATCCACATACTTCTTGTACCTCTTTTTAATTCCCAAAAGTCATCTTTTGATAAATCGTATTTTTGTGCTAATTCTTTAATTTTCATAGTTTCTAATTATTGTAAATATAGTTTTTAATTGTTTCATTCTTTGTTCATTGTATTGCATAGCAACTGATTTTAATTGCTTATCAATGTTTTCTAATTGTGAAATAAATCCATCAAATCTATGTCTATGTATTTCTAAATCATTATTTGTTAGTTTTATTCTACAGATAATTCTCTTGTTCCAATTAGCTCTTATTACTAAGTTGCGTAATCTATCTTGTAAGTATCTGTTAGTTTCATAAGCCCACCAATGATTAATGTTATCGTTGTGGTGCTGTTCGTTATGTGGATGCGGATAATGTATCATTGCTCATTATATTTTTCCATTAAACTTAGTAATACTTCAGAATAAGATTTATGTCCATTCTCTTTGCATTTGCCTTGAAACTTTACCAGCGTTTCTATTTTCTCAGCTGGCACGTAAAAGGTTCTTGTTGTGTATGATATTTCTCTACTCATAATTGTTTGTTTTTATTTGTTTTTATTATATAGCTTGTAAAAATTCTAATTTTTCTTGAATTGGCTTAAAAGTTTTTGTTGCTTTTACTACTTTACAATTTAACTCTAAGCAAAAATTCTTTGTTATATCTTGAAACCATACGTTAATTAAATCATCTTTATGATTTGTAAACTCTAAAGTTTCACCTTCTAAAAGTTGTTGTTTTAAATTTTTCATAATAATAGTTTTTTTAAGTTTATGATGTAAATATATATATAATTATAATACAAATTACAAAACACACTAAAAACTTTATTAACAATTAAATGTTAATTCTAAAATAAATGTGTAATTCTGGCTACTTGGCCATTGTTTTTAGAGAATATAAAACCTTCTATTGCTTGGTTATTAGAAGAAGTATAACCCATTTTATGATGCCAACTATCTGCTGGTGATGGACTACGTAAACTTTCTAAACTACAACCAATTAAATCTTTACTTACTTTGTGGTGAACGTGATGTGCGAACATATATCTATACTTTGTTTCACTCCATTCTTTACACTCATCAGCCATTAATAATGGCAATAAATCCCATTTAGCACCATCTCCGTGAGTACTGCCGATTAAATTATTGTAATAAGTATAATACTTTCTGTGCTGTAAACTAATATCAAAAGTTATATTTTTACTATTTCTAAAGTATGTTGCAATAGTATCAGCTAAACAAAAGCCAGTCAAGTAGTCGTGATTACTACTATTATAAACAACGTGTAAATCAGGATAAAAACTAACTAATGTTTCAATAATATTTATATATAAACGTTTTCCGATATGAAAATGCTCGAAGAACATACCATCAACATCCTGAACTGTGCCTTTTGTAGTTTTACCACCACTTGAACTATCTATATGGAGAACATCATTTCCAATAACAAGAACTAATTTATCTATATTAAATCCATTACTTTTCTGTAATATACCATCAACAGCTTCTAATGTTCTTTGTACTGCTATTTGTTTGTTATATTCTTCACCACTTACAAAAGATTTACATAATTTACCAATGTGTATATCTGCTGGTGATATTAATAAGCAATGGCCATCATTTACTTTAGGTTTAACAACCTTTTCAAAGTTTGGTGAGTATTCTTTAAGGTCGTTTAATAATTGTTTCTTAAACTCTTTTAAATCGTTTTGCTTAAAATTAGGATTTTTAAAATATAAACTGGCTTTTTTGTTCTTTATCCAACCACTATGTATATCATTAGGATTTAAACCTTCTGCTTCTGCTTCTTGTTTTAATCTTCTGTAATCGTTTATGATTTGTGCTTCGTCTGAGTTCAGTCGATAACGTGGATTGCCTTTATCTTTCCACCTTTTTTTATGTGATTTCATTTAACAATTTTGTTAAATATAATAAAAATAAATTATTAATTACTTTTTTGAGCTTGTTCCGTAATAAAAAGCAAAGATGTTACCAATAACAACACCTTCTACCATACCCATTAAATGAATAAACAACTCATTGTCTAAAACTTCAGGTATATATACAACTGAATAGATAATAAAAACAAAGCAAACTAAACCAACAACACCTGTTACATTCATCATCCAGTCATTTCCACCAGCTTTAGTAATTTCAACTTCACGTTTTCTTGCACTATCTCTATCTTCTACTTCTAACTTATACAATTCAACTAATTGTTGATGTATTTGTTGTTTATCTTCTGGTGATAGGTTAGGGTCTTTATCAATTAAATTTTTAACTACACCTAATAAACCAGCATCAGGCAATAAAGAACCAGCAACATCTAAAACGTGAGGTGCTTTTTCAGCTAAAAACTTTCCTATTTTAGTGTCTTTTAGTTTATTCATCCAGAACAGCTTTCGCAAGTTTCATCATCAATATTACAAGTACGTTCTGGCACAGGTAAATTCTCCATTCTTTTTATTAAGTCCTCTAAGTTAGTTTGATTGTTTTTTTCCATCTGCTTTTTTTGATTTTTTAGATTTTACTTCTTGTGCTGCTGCACTTTTTGGTTCAAAACCTTTTGGCTGAAACTCTAAGTATTCAACCTCTGCATCAAAACAAGGGCATTGTTTCATAAATTCCCATTTATCAATTTTACCATCTTTATTTTTATCTGGTGATAAATCTCGATGCCCGTGTATAGTAGCTTTTGGATATTTTGCTTTAAGTTGTTTAATTAACTTAATTAATAATTCTTTTTGTCTTGGTGTTCTTGTATCTTCTGCTTTACCAGTTTCTGCATTTAAACCACCTACATAACAAATTGCTATTGCGTGGTCGTTGTGTCCTCTTGCACTTGCTGGTTTTCTGTGAACTGGCCTACCAAATTCTATAGCTGAATTAATTACATAGTGATAACCAATATCACTCCAATTTCTTGGTTCTGATGTATGCCATCTTTTTATTGTGCTTGCAGATATACTATTAGAACGTGTAGCACTACAATGAATGTGTATTTCTTTAATCTCTCGCATTTTTTCTATTTACTTTTTTTTTAGCACTATTTATTAATCGTGCTTCCATCTTAACAACTTTTACTCTTAGTTGAATATTTTCTTCAATAAGTAATTCAATCTTTGTTTCAAGCTGTGTAATTTTGTTTGTAAGAACTTCAATTTGTTTTGTATATAAACTTTCTTCTCTTTCATCTTTTTTAGCACCTATATCTATTTTTTGCTTTATTATTCCCCATATTTCTTTTACTCCAAATGCTGATATAATACCAGCTAATGCTAATAATAAATTGTGGTCATCCATTCTTACACTTTTTAAATTGTTCATTCTTCTGGCATTGGCTCACTCCAAGCAGAGGTTTGCAATAATTCAAGAGCTTCTGTTTGGTTCATAACATCACCAACAGGCACTACAGAACCATCAGAAATAAAACTCGGTGTAACACTATAGCTTAATAACCCTTGAGTGTTTGCTAAGTTTCTTCTCATACTTTGCGCAGAAGATTGATTAACCTGAGAAAAAAGCACCTTGTCTGTATCGCTTAAATCTATTACTATATAACTTCTATTATTCATTTTTATTTATTTTAAAATTTTAACTTCACGACGGTGTGTCCTCTGTTCTGTCCAAAACGTCCATATTATAACTTAGCGAATTTGCCGAGCTTCCAAATGCATCGCCCACTATAGCATCTGACATTCCACTCGAAACGCCATTAGCATAACTACCAACACCATCTACTATAGCACTTTCACCCATATTGTTAGGAGCTGCTACATTTTGGCTTTGTCCATTATTAGTTCCCTTTTCATCTAAAGCTATCCAGTAAGGGTCTACCCAAGATGTATTACTTCCTAACTGCCACCAGCTTACTAAGTTTGAATATGCACTATGGTTATTTAAGTTAGATGGTACTCCTTCGTTATAAATTTCTGTTACTTGTGCAGATGTTAAATCTGTATTCCAAACAGATACATTTGAAATTTTTCCATTAAAATTACTGACTTCTTTTCCTATAAAATGACTGTCTATTGAAACTATGTCAACACTTGAGTAATTATTTGGATTCATAGAAGCCCTTAAAACTTCATTGCCATTTATATAAATAACACCATCTCCAACTCTGTCAAGTGTTGTTGTAATATGATACCAATTTCCAATTGTTATTCCTAAACCTGACGTTAATAATCCATTACCACCAGCAATACCACCTGTATTTACACCCCATTGACCACCAACTCCAACAGCCATAAATACCCTTATTTCAGAACCGAATAAATTAATACTAACTCCTTTTTGACCTGTACTACCTGCAGAACCAAATATTGTTTGATAAACACTTATGCTACTTGTATTAAACCAAGCGGAATAACTCATATTACCTGTTCGTGGATATAAACTACTATCATTTCCACAATCTATATAATCATCAACTCCATCAAATTCTAAAGCAAAAGGAGAGTAACCACTTGTAAAACTTAAATCACTTTGTACTAAATTGGCTTGTGTCATTCCTGAGCTTGTGCCATCGTTAGAACCAGCGTGGTCTTCAATCG